TATATGAATGAATTACCCAAAGGCTAAAGACCTTTGGGTTTCGGCTCCAACCAACTGCCCACTATTTCTAACGGGTCTTACATCAGGACAAGCCGCTAACCCGGCCATTCCGGCCGTTAAATTACATCCTTGTCGCAGGATATTTACGGAACTATTATAGTCCCGGTCGTGTTTGGTATTACATCTTGGGCAATTCCATTCTCTATCTTTAAGAGTTAAGTCATCTTTAATGTATCCACAATTACTACAAGTTTTACTGGATGGAAAGTATCGGTCAATTTTTATGACTTTCCTTCCATACCAATCTGCTTTATAGCATATTTGTCTAACTAATTCGGACCAAGAACAATCTCCAATGGATTTGGCTAATCTATGATTTCCCATCATATTTTTTACACTCAAATCTTCAAGTATTAGAGTTTGGTTCTCACTCACTAACTTATGAGATATTTGGTGTAAATGATTATTACGAATATTGGCTATTTTCACTTGGAGTTTTCCAAGTTTCAATCTGGCCTTAATTCGCCCATTGGATTTCTTTTCAGTCCTACTAACTGCTTTCTGTCTAATTCTAACTAATTTTTCTAATTGTTTAAGTGGTTTAATATTATCAAATCTGGTTCCATCGGAGCATACTACTAATGATTTAATGCCTAAATCTATTCCAATGGTTTTGTCTAATTTTGGGTTATGTTCAATGTTTCTAACTACTCCTATTGAGGCGAAATACTGACCTGCTACATTTCTACTAATCGTAGCATTCTCAATAGAGCCTTCAATCTCTCTATGCTGGTCAATCTTAATGCCTTCCTTAAACTTTGGGAAGTATATTCGCCCTTCCTCTACTACAACGAATTGGGGAATACGAAATGACTGCTTATTCTTTCGGCTCTTAAATCTTGGATACTTTGCTACCTTCTTAAAAAATCTATTAAAAGCACTATCTAAATGCTTTAGTGAATGTTGGAGTGATTGAGAATTACATTCATTAAGCCATTCAGTTTCAGGTTGGGCTTTAATTTGTGTAAGTTCTTTGGCCGTATCATTATAGTTTAATGTTTTTTTGGCTAACTGCTTTTCCTTAGCATTTAAGTAAAACTTGGTCCTCTTATCTAAAAATAGATTATACACATAACGAATGCTTCCAAAGTGTTTGGCCAAGAGTATCTCTTGACTTTTCGTTGGAAATATCCTATATTTATATGTATATTCTTGTTTCACAATATAATTATACTATTGTTGTATTCTGGTATAAGTATATCACAGGAGAAGAAAGATGTCAAAAATATATCATCGTGGTCATCATTGTAAGTATTTGTTAAAAATCCATATGATTTTCGTTGTAAAATACAGAAAACGATTATTAGTCAAACCTATTGACAATAGTGTTAAAGAAATATTATTACAGGTTAGCCGGGAGTCAGATTTCACAATAGAGTTTCTGGAGTCCGATGCTGACCATATACATATGCTAATTGACTATCCGCCCACATTGAGTATCCAAAGTATAGTAAATAGATTGAAGTCAATATCCACTAATAGAATATGGAAACAATTTGGACAACTTATTCAGAATAATTTTTGGAAAGAGAAAACTTTTTGGAGTGATGGTTATTTTGTATGCTCTACTGGTGATGCTTCAACAGAAACAATCAGGAAGTATATTGAGGAACAAGGCTAAGTGTCGGTTTCCATCCCCAATGCTAAAGACATTGGGGTTTTCTCACCGACTTTGCGATAAATTGAGAAAAATGTGTGGTGGTAAAAATCATTCAAATTATAAAAAACGACTTAAAGAATCAACAAAACAAAAAATAGCAGACGCTCATCGTAAATCGAATCTTACATATGAGCAAATTGTAAATTATAGAAAAGGTGCTGTAAAAAGAATAGAGAGACAAAAACTTTTGTCGGGAGGAAAAATAGGAAGAAACTACAATCCTATAGCATGTAATTTTTTTAATAAATTAAACTCATATAAAGGATGGAATGGAAAACACGCTCTCAATGGTGGAGAATACGCAGTATATGAATTAGGATATTTTTTGGATTATTACGATACAAAAGAAAATGTTGTTATAGAATGGGATGAACCATATCACAGAAAAAAGAAACAAATGGAAAAAGATGAATTGAAACAAAAAGAAGTGGTAGAGTTATTAAAATGTAAGTTTTATAGAATAAAGCAATATGAAATGGATTTTGACCTTCTACAAAAACTAAAAAATGGTCAAGAATACAATATTAAAGAAGTGGTGGATATATAAAAAATCCTCTCACCAATACATAGTGAGAGGATTCAATAAGTGTTATTTTTAATTATGCGATTTTATTTATGGTGATATACGATAAAAATATGTATAAGTGGTTGATAATACGATAGATCAATACTGAAGTATGGCGTAGTCATAGCTCACGGAAATGTTAACTGATAGTGGGTCGCCCGTATTGGTCCAATCCACATTTTGAAAATCTCCATTAGTAACAAATGCCCCAATAAGGGTCCATTCCTCAACTTTATCGCCTACAGGGCCAAGGACGTTGATGGTGATATTCTTTTTATAGAAATCCATATATCCATCACGACCCGTCACAGATTCGTGTGATAGACGAATCCACTCCATTACTGCCTGTGCGCCTGAAGGAACTATGGCGTCGTACAACTCCATTGCCACTTCTTGCCAGATGGACTTACCTTTGTAATATCTCTGTAGGTTAATGTGGTCCAATGCTTTACGTTCCTGGACAATCTTTGGTCTATCCGTTTTTCTCAATAAAAATGATGGGATACCATCAAGATACATGATAAAACGATTTTGGGTTTTTGGTTCGTAGGCGGTCCAGAACACTTCATTCGAATTTAGCAAATCAGCCATAAAATTTCCTTTGTTTTAATTGTTTTTTATTCACAAAATATAAATAACAATAAGATTAAAAATTATTGACTTTTGTTTACCGATTTCTAATTATATGACATAACATATAAACCAAAACCCCCATGATTACAAAAACTTGTCCAACATGTAAAAAGGAATTTAGAGCAAAAAGAAACTCTCAAAACTTTTGTTCTAAAACCTGCGCACAACACGATCCGTCTGTATTAAGGAAAATGGAAGAAAGTAAACAAAAAACATACAGCGAAAAATGGGGTGGATTACATCCGATGCAAATCAAACAAACGGTGGATAATTTCAAATCGTCATTGTTTAAAAATCACGGTGAGGATTATTTTACAAATTATTTAGTCAAAAAATCAAAAGAAACTAATCTTAAAAAACACGGAGATGAAAATTACAATAATAAGGAAAAATCTAAACAAACGTGTTTAGAAAAATATGGCGTAGAAAATTTTGTTTATACAAATGAATACAAGGAAAAATCTAAACAAACGTGTTTAGAAAAATATGGTGTCGAATTTCCATCCCAATCACAACCATATAAAGAAAAATTAAAAAACACAATATTTGAAAGATTTTTAACAACAGGAAGATTCGACAATTTCACCGCATTGTTTGATATTAAAACATATAATGGAGTGTTAAATAAACAAGAATATCTTTTCAAATGTGATAGATGTAATCAAACTGTTATGTGCCTTTTACATGCTGGAAAATATCCGGTTTGTTTTAATTGTGATAAAGATAACGCTTCTTTCTATCAAAAAGAAATATATAATTTTTTAAAAGAAGAGTTAGGGAATGACGAAATTATATTAACAAATGAAAAAAATATAATATATCCAAAAGAAATAGATTTATATATACCATCTTTAAAATTGGCCATTGAATTCAACGGATTATTTTGGCATAGTGAACTGGGTGGAAGTAAAAACAAAACGTATCATTTACACAAGTTAAACAGATGCATAGCAAAAGAAATAAAATTAATTCACATTTTTGAAGATGAATGGGTAAATAAAAAAGAAATTGTAAAATCCATTTTAAGAAATAAAATAAACAAAACAAAAAATGTAATACACGCTAGAAATTGTATAATAAACAAATTAACAGACAAAAATATCACTTCTAATTTTTTAGAAAACAATCACATTCAAGGAAACGACAAAAGTAATATAAAAATAGGATTATTTTACAACAATGAATTGGTATCAATCATGACTTTTTGTAAATCTAGATTTGATAAAAAATATGAATATGAAATGTCAAGATATTGTAATAAGTTAAACACAATAATTGTTGGTGGTGCTAGTAAATTATTTTCATATTTTATAAACGAATACAATCCCAAATCTGTAGTTACTTATTCCGATAGAAAACATTTTGATGGTGATGTATATAACAAATTAGGATTTTCTTTTATTTCCCACTCTCCACCTTCTTACAAGTATATAGACAGAAGTAAATATCAGATACAATTAAACAGATTGCCATTTCAAAAGCATAAACTATCCGATTTATTGGAAAATTTCGACTCTGATTTATCAGAATGGGAAAATATGAAAAATAACGGATTTGATAGAATATGGGATTGTGGTCATTCAAAATGGGCGATAAAACTCAATTATCCAATAGAGTTAATGATCAACTGATGGGTCGTGAGACGCCCACCGATTTTTATAGTAGTCGGGGTGTCTTTTTACTATACTATCCGATTGACTTATCCATTTATGGGTAGGCGTTGTTTTTAATCCAACATTTTTCATTAACCATCTTTCCACCGATTCTTTTTCATCTTCGGTTGGATGTGCTCTGGAATACCACCAATATATTGAGTTCTCACTTCTTTTATATCTCCAACGAATCATTTCGTCATCCCACATAGCATCCCATTCACCGCCGAGTTCTCTTAAAAAATCATCATGTGTATATTCTCCACCGGCACCCGATTCGTCTGGTTCTACATCCCTTCCTACTACTTTCAGATTTGAACGTTTTATAACTCCAAGGTAGAGATTTGCGTTTTTATCTATTAATGATTCATCTAATTTTTTCCCTTTGGTAAAATCATCGGGATTAAATTCTGGCGAATCTGTATGAATTTGGTTAAATCCTTTATCACTTATAGACGACCAACCGACACGATGACTTATAATATCAACGTTGTATTTGTTTTTTAAAAAATCTGCTACGGCATCTTTTTGTTCTTGTGTTGGTCCTGGATTGGATTCCCACCAAAATACAGCAGGAAATGGATGTTTATATCTCCATCTATGTCCATAACCTGAATGATTCATCCCTTCACCCCTTTTAACGTTATTTATGTCCAAATAATCATCTATGTTCCCTATCACAACGTTACCTTTTGATAATGACTCGTTTACAAAATGAGCATTATCGGTATATTCTATATAATCATCGGAATGTTTTGGATTTACAACACTATATTTTCTATCAAGATAATCTACAACCGCATCTTTTTGTTTTTCGGTTGCCGGACTTGCCCAATATATTGTATTCAGTTTTGATTTATATCTCCAAGCAATACCATGAATCATTCTTAACATATCATGTGTTACATTTGTATCCCAATATTTGTTTGTTGCTCCTTTATAATCAATCGCCGATTCTATATCCAAATGACTATTTATCATACCTACAACTAAAAATGGCGCCCCTCCTATTACTTCATTTAGAAAATGTCCTCTATCAAAATATTTCTCTGCGGATATCGCTTGCTTAGGATTAACTACATTATATTTGGTATGTAGGTGGTCTAAAACAGCATCTCTTCTTTTATCATCTAGATTATAATATGCGGCAGCATGTGGCCACCAATATATCGTGTTATCATTTGAATTATATCTAAATTGTATTCCATTTATCATACCCTTTTCCCAATGTGTTACATTAGCAGTAGATGCGTCTTTACCTTTAATAGCTCCTTTATAATCTATTTCAGATTTAACTGATAAATCATTGAATACCATACCAACAATAAGAAATGGTCTATTTCCTATTACTTCTGTTAGTGGTCGGGTTTTTTTATATGATGGTCTATTACCTTCTTCTGGTAAACTAACCTTTCTATCGTAAATGTCCGTTACTGCTGTTTTTAACTTTTCAAGGTCGCCACCATGACGTAATGCTTTAAAAACCAAGTTTTCAACACTAAATTCTCCACCTTTCATCATACCAGCATTACGATAGTTTCTTATAGAAGTCATCAACGATTTGAGTTTTTCAACATCTTCAGTTTGAATAAGTAGTTTTATTCGTGATTTAAGTTCCTGATACTTTTTTCGAATTTTATCAGCATCTATCCTTATATTTTGTGGATTGGGTTCTACCAACCATTTATCGTCAAAAATAGAATAAATAGCCGCACCTGGTCTAGCCAATTCAGCAGTAGCATTTGGTTCGCTAATATCTTGGAGGTAAACTTCTACGGGATGGGTTTTTACTTTAATATCGTGGTCGGTATTCCATTTGGATGCTAACCCATCCATAAACTTTCTAGCATGTTCTTTGGGAATATTCTGTTCGGTAATATCAATAACAATATGTAAATCTACATCGCTTACATCTGTCCAGTTATAGTTGGCGGAAGACCCAAGAAATAATATGTTGTTGATGTCTCCTTTTAATTCTGTGCTTTTATAGAAATCTTCAGCAATTTTTAACAAAGATTCCTTAACCTCTGGTTTGAGCATTTTACCCTCATTCCAGATATTTGGGTCTAAAGTTTTATTGTAAACACGAAGTTTCACTTATTTTCCTGAAGCATTCATTGACTGTGCAGCCTTAACCATTTGATTGTAAGTATCAATAGCATCTTGTTGGTCGTCTGTATAATAAGTTTTGTTTTCATCCCGTTTACCCATTGTCATCCATTTCACCACCCATTCTCCTGTATCTGGACTCTTCATTGGTTTTGAAATATAATGTTTTGGCTGCATTCTAGCTGGAATACGAGCGTTTGGGGTGAGACTAATTTCATCTTGTCTCTTATGGCTCTTGTACCCTTTATTCTTCATCCAATGTGATAACGCCCAAGGATTATCAATATCTTTATGTTTCTTCATTGCCTTTACAGTACCCTCCCACCCAGCAGGAGCCTCTTCATTGAGAACCTCTTCTATCATTTCTCTGAGTTCTTTTTTTGTTATTCCTTCATTTACAGGAGATTTCTCTGTAGTTCCATGTTTACTTAAATCTTTAGCACTCTGAAACTTTATTCTCCAATGTTCGGGCTTACCTGTATCGGGGTCTTCAACGTGTTTTGGGTCTTTCTTTATGTCTTTAGGATAAACTGGTCCCACACCTTCCTGTGCTATTTGGGGTTCGTAAGAACGGGGAGTAGCTCTAGAACCACCTTTAATAGCTCTAGCCACT